AAAAAAAACACACACCCCTACACTTTTTGTTGGAAAAACATAAAATCCCAGAAATTTTAAATATTTTTTTGGGATTTTTGTTTTTATATTAAATTTTTTATATATTTGTACTATGAAAACAGCATTTAACATTAGAATACTACACGAAACATTTGGTAATTTACTAAATGAAACATTTGTTGATCAAATACAATTTAAATTATTCTTAAAAATGATCCACACCAGTGTTGAACTAAAACAAAATTTATCATTCTATAATGGTGATACGTTTTATATCAACATACCAGGTAAAATTTTAGTTGATTGTGTAATTGTTACTAACACAAATGAGATATCTTTAACAGACCAGGTTAGAAGTAAGATTGAGGCTTTGGTTACCGCGTAAACTTGGTTTTTTCATTTTCCTATACCCAAAAAATGAAATGGTGGAGTCAATGGGTTGTTAATTAAATTTAACAACCCATTATTTTAATTTTAAAATTTGACCAGGTTTAAGTTCTGTTGATTTTAAATCGTTTAGTTTAATTATAGAATCAACGGTTACTGATTTGTCATATTTGGAGGCAATTCCAGATAATGTTTCACCTGGTTTTACAACATATAGTTTAAAGACACTCGGAGAAAGACCACCACCACCAATTTGTGATTTAGGTTTTTGTGTCTTAGTTTTTTGTTGTTTAACTTTCGGTTCAACTGGTTTAGATAATTCTTCGGCATATTTTAAGAAAGCCCTTTGGTTATTTTTCATTCGTTCAGCGACAGTTCCTTTTTTTCTTGGATCGTCAACATTTGAAAAGTCAATATTCCAACCTTCAAGATATTGTTTAGCACCCAAAGACCAATTACCATCATTTAAACTTTTAACCCATTTATAACCACTTTTAACTTCACCACGATATGTTGCATTAACCAATGCTCTTTGAACATACACTGGGTATTTATCAAATTTTGGAAAAACTTTTTTAGCAATCTCTTCGTGTTTTTTAATATCATCAGTTAATAATTGCTCGGCTTCTCTATTTGAGATAATCATACCTGGTTTTACTGATGGTCCGGTATGACCCCAACCTATCGTTAGTACACCACCATAAGGTGATTTTTTACTAATAAATGTTTTTTTATTATTTGGTGGTAATTTCGGATCCTTATCATCAAAAACGTAATGTTGGTTCTTACTATTAACAACGGTTGATTCATAACCTTTAATTAAATTCCTAAATTCTGTGTCATTAACAACACTTTCAATCAACATTTTATGTTGGTTTTCAGTTATTACGATTTTCATAATGATAAATAGTTGTGTAATTAAAAAAAAATATCTATATTTGCTATATGGAAAAATTACTATATATATGTCGCGGGATTTCAGGATCCGGAAAATCAACATTTGCAAAAACATTGGGTTGTCCTGTTTATGAAGCGGATCAATACTTTATGGTTCATCGTGATTTTGAGACAAATGAAATAATCGGTAGGAATCAAACTAATGGTGTTTATAATTTTGACCCAACTAAACTTAAAGAAGCACACGAGTCTTGTAGACGTAGTGTTGAGTCTTCTATGATTGATTCATTACCAAAAATCGCGGTAGCAAACACATTCACGCAGGAGTGGGAAATGGAATCTTATTTTGAACTCGCAAAGAAATATAATTATACTGTTTTCACAATTATTATTGAAAACCGACATAACGGGAAAAATGTACACAATGTACCAGAAGATAAAATTCAACAAATGAAAAATCGTTTTAATATAAAATTATGAATAGATTAGATAAACTTAAAGAACAACATCCGGACTTGAACATATCGTTAATTGATATTATTACATCATTAGATCCGACTGGTACTTACAAGTACACTGAGTTTTTAATTAAAAATTTTAAAAACGATAACCAGTATTATAGTACAAATTTGGACGAACTTAAAGGTTATTTAGGTGTATTTTTGTTTGGGTCTGGAGAAATTGAAACTCTAAATGAATTTGAAAGACATTCAAAGGCTAATAGGATAAAAGAAAAAGATATTAGTCAATATAGTAATTTTTTAGAATTAAACGAATCTGTCTTAGCGGCTAAAGAAATTGAAAACAGAAAAAAAATTGAAAAAGAAATTTTAAGGATTTACGAAGATGATACTTGGTTAATTTTAACACCACTAAGTTTTGAATCATCCAAAATTTATGGTGTAAATACAAAATGGTGTGTAACACAAGAAAGATATTGGAATCAATATTTATCAACACATAGATTAATATACGTCATTAATAAAGAAACAGATGTAAAATTTGCGTTTTCTAGGAATTTTGGTACAGAAAGAATCCAGTCTTGGGATTCTTTAGATAATGAAGTTGACCCAATGGTTGTTAGTTTTATACCAGATGAGTTATTTTTAAAAATTAGAAAAGAATTACAAGAAAATAAAACAACTGGTGATTTAATTGGTTGGGGTGATAATGTGAAAAGTATACGAAAAATATCTGATTATCCGATTACTAGGGACTATAATATTGATAATAATATAGCGTTAAGAGATTTCACAAATATGCTGTTGGAAAATCGGACTAATGGTATATATGTTAATGATGGGCCAGGTGTTTTAAATTATAACACTAATGTACCGACAGACATACATACTGCATTAATAGGTGTTGACAGTTTAGATCACACACCAAGACTAAGGAATATTGACATATCACCATATCATAATGATACGGAACTTAGTGAAATGTTAGAATATTATACATCTATGTTTTCTTCAAGTTCTTTATTAAGATCTTAAAAAAATAAAAATTATGAGTTTTAAAAAATTATTAACAACAGGAAAAGTGTGGATAACCTCAGATACCCACTATGGTCATAAAAACCTGACGAGAGGAGTGACCAATTGGCGAACCCAGGATGGACAAATACCTATTGACTCAACAAGAGACTTCCAAACGATTGAACAAATGAACGACCGAATTGTTAGTGGAATTAACAATATGGTTGGTCAGGATGATACTTTGATAATGTTGGGTGACGTTTCATTTGGGGGTTTTGAGAATATTGAAATTTTTCTTGATAGATTGATATGTCAAAACATTCATCTTATATTAGGAAATCACGACATGCACATCCAGAACAATCGTGGAAACATACAGAGTAGATTTTTAAGTGTTAATCACTATTTGGAAGTGAATATTGAAGGAAAAAATTTTGTGTTATGTCATTATCCATTACAAAGTTGGCATGGTCTAAATAAAGGTGTAATCCAATTACACGGGCATGTACACCTTAGTCCAGATAAGAAATTTGGTAAAGGTAAAAAAATGGACGTTGGTATGGACGGTAATAACTTAAACCCATATAGTATTGGTGAAATCATTAAGATTATGGATAAAAGACCAATATTTTCAGATATGGATAATGATCATCATCTAGATGATTTGGTTGGTATTATTGGTTAATAAAATGGAAGACAAAATAAAAGAAAAATTAAAGGATTTAATCAAAAAAGTTGGTTTTGAATCTGTAACAAAAATTGTTGGATCCTTGGATAAAACATTTGAAATTTTTGTTATTAAAGAACCGACGGATTTCTTAAATTTATTTAATGATTTGGAATCAGTTCAGAGTGAAGAACATCAAGATTGGACGTTATATCGTTATAAAAAAGGACATAATATAATGATTTACGATAGAAAAAATGATTATGTTTATATCAATTATGATGGAATTTGGTCAGTTTTGGAAGATAAATTTGGTCTTAACTATTCTGAAATACAGGAACTTACAAAGAGATGGTTGGATGAGGTCTACAATTTAAGGGGAGTCACACCAAAAGTGACTTCACGCAATTACATCTTTAGAGTTGGATGAGGTCTACAATTTAAGGGGAGTCACACCCAAGGGTGACGGGTTTATTATCAATAGAAGTTGGATGAGGTCTACAATTTAAGGGGAGTCACACCGTCAGGAAGAAAAAGAAGTGTAATTACCTCCAGTTGGATGAGGTCTACAATTTAAAGACATAATTTAATATATTTATTTTTATGAAGATCATAATAACCGAAGAACAATATAACCTACTACAAGATATTGATGATGGGTTAATAACATACTCAAGTATATTTAAACCTGAGATTAAGATTTTAGTTATATTTAAAAATAATGAAAATTACGAAAATCTTATAACGATATTCAATGAGTATGGTTATGGTTTTTATGTACCAAACCAAGAATTAATAATTATTAATGGTGAAATATTTTTAAATTCTAACGATTTAACAATGGACGATTTAAGGTTTATTGAGGCTCACGAAATTAGTCACTTACTTTTAAATCACGATGGACCAAGATCCGAGAAAGACGAAATGGATGCTGACATAGGCGCGTACATATTATTAACAAGACATAATATTTCAACAGAACGATTAGTGGATGAATTTGAATTTAGACATAATGTTAAATTTGATGAAAAATTAACTAAAAATTTTGATATTTAATTTTCTTTTACTAATATTAATAATATGAGTAAAAAAATTTTGTTTCTTGATAACGACGGAGTCATATGTCTTTCCAACAATTGGGGTGGTAGATTTAAGAAAAAAGGATTTGATTCTAATCCAGAAACACCAATGGATATTAGAATGGATGATTTTGATACTAAAGCGGTTAAAGTTTTAAATGAGATTATTGAG